TGCGCAGTCGATCAGGTCAGCATGCTGAGGAAACTTCAGTTTGGCCTGCTCCACATCAGTCCACCGGCGTCGCACCAGGTAGCGGGCATCGCTCAGGTCGGGCTTCTTTGAGCGCATGTCCCAAAAGATTTCATTGCGGTGAATGGCGTCGCACCGGTATTTCGATGGCTTGAACGGGTCGGTCTCACGCGCCACCTCAACCCAGCCAATGCCAACGCACAGTTGCGGTTTGAAAGCGTCGGTGCAGGCTTTGTCCGCGCCTGATTGCCGCTCGGCCTGGTTGACCTTGTGATTGAGTGCCGCGGCCACATCGTCGCCATCGTTGCCGTCGGCGGTGATGCGCCAGTCGGTGCGGGTCTTGGCCTCAAGGCCCATGACGGACTCAATGGCGGGACCAATCAGCGGCTCAATGGCCGGTGGCATGCCAATGGCTTTTTGAGCCCGCAGCACTTCGCTGTCAAGCTGATTGCCGTCCACATAGTCCATTTCCCGGTCAGCCTTGGCGCGCCATGCGGGCTGGTTCTGAATCTCCTGAAAGAACCGGGTGAAGGTGTCCAGGTCAAGCCCATCTGCTCCGGGCTGTCCCTTTGGGATCATGGTCGTGGTGTAGGGTGGATTGATCATTACATGCGCCAGTCAGGTGGGGGAGGGGGTTTGTAGTTCTGCTGGGCTACGCTGGAGGCCAGCATTCCAAGTTCTTTAGCCTGGGCATACTGGCGCAGGGCGTCGGCACCTTCGCTGCAGCCGTTTGCCTTGTCGGGCTCGTCGGTGAACCGGTTATCTGCGCGGCTGAATCGCTTTTTGTAGCCCTCGATGCGCTCAATGCCTTTTTTGCAGCCTTCCGCATCGAAGTACGCGCCCTTGAGGTGCTTGCGGGTCTGTTGCACGCCAGTGATCAGCTCGGTGATGCGGGGCACGATGACAAAGCGCTGGCCCGGCATCAGCTCTTGCAGCATCTGCTGGGTGCTCTTGTTGTAGTCGCCAAGGCGCTTGTGGGCGGCGTCGTGCGGTAGGTAGTGGGTGCCGAACACATAGCCAAGCCCTTGCATGTGGGTGACGTAGTGGCGCAAATCCTCACCGTGGGCCTCGTAGTAATTGATGAACCGGTCCTCGCTTCGCAATTCCTGCCGGAACCAGGTCGCGCAGCCGTCACTGTTCCCAATGTCCCAAAAGGTGTCGACAGGAAGATCCAGCACGGGGATGCGGGTGATGCCTCCGCGCTTGCGCAGGGCGATCATGTCCTTGGCGTAGTAGTTGCCCTCGGTGCTGATCTGGAAGGCCTCTTCCGGCGTGGATGGGTATTCCTGCCACATCCGTTCCTCGGCGCCCGAGAAGTCGGCGGTCTTGGTCGCCGCGTACCAGGCGCGCTGGTCCGGGTCAATCTTGCAGTTCATCACGCCTTCGATCAGGTCGAAGTATTCGTGCTCCTTGACGGATATGCTGACTGTGCTTGAGTCAAGCCGGTATTTCGGCTCTTGCCACCAGGCGTAAAAGTGGAAGCGGTAGTCCTTGGGCGTCAGCTTGGCCTTGCTGATGTCCAGGGCTTCGGAGCGTCGCACCAGTTCGGCAAACTCGCCGTCACGACCTTCAGCGGTGGACTCAATCACTAAAATGCCATTGGTGGGAACTGCGGGGATAGAACCGGTCACGACCTCGGCGGCTTTGTCGGGGAACTTAGCGCAGATTTTCCCAAATTCGCTGATGTGCAGCCGGTGGATAGTGCCCGAGCGCATTGAGGTGGCCACGCGCACGCTGGAATTGTTGTGGGCGAATAGGAGTTCGGTCGCGCTATCGCGGGCCAGCGGGAAGCACTCACGGATCTCGGGCGGCAAGTTCTCGTAAGCAAACTTCACCTTGTCTCGAAAGATGGCCTCGGCGGCTTCGCGGTCCTGGGCAATGATTCCGCAACGCTGGTTCGCATTGAACAGGGCGTGATCCAGCCACAAAATCGCAATCAGGGTGGTGAAGCCAAGCTGGCGGGCTTTGAGAATGATGTTTCGGTGCCACAAGCGCGTGATGAAGCGGCGCTGCGCACGATTGGGCTTGAACGGCAGGACCATGGCATCTTCGCCATCGTCGCCCTTGATCATAATTTTGTAGAGTGCACCGCTGAACAACCGCCATTCAGGATCAGCCAGGCAGCGCGCGAGTTCAGCCTCGTTCGTTGGCAGTTGCAAGTGAGGGGAATGGCTCAAGGTCAATCCTCGCCGTGCGCTGGGTCGCTGGCAACCGGGTGAAAGGCGGAGCTGTTGGAGCCAGTGATGGCCCGCAACAGGGAATCAAGCGGGTTGGTGCGCTGCTCGTTGTCCACGGCGAACATGCCCAGAATCTTGGCAGCCTTGTCCAGGGCGCTGTTCTTATCGGCAATCTTGTATTTTTTGATGAGCCCGATCAGGTGGCGGTCTTCGCCAGAGCCTTCGTATTGCTCCAGCACATCCAAGCCAACGATGCAGGCCGCGGTATCGCTGTCCAGTTCGGTGATGCTCAGTGGTCGACCATCGGCTGCGAACATCTTGCGAGCATCAAAGAAGGAGATGCGGGCGATTTCTCGGGCCACTCGCTCCTTAGTCAACTCCATTTGAGCTAGCCGCTCATCCTGTCGCGCGGCAATAACGGTTTGCTTTTCTGCCAAAAGACTTGCGATTGCAGGTTTTTTTAAGTTTTCCTGCCCGATGACGTGTGCTGTTTTCGGGCTGTAACCCGCATGGATAGCCGCTTGCGTGGCATTTCCAGAGATTAAGTATTCCTGCACAAATGCGGCTTGCTTGGGCAGCAGGCCATTCACACGCGGAACCGCTCGGTCGCGTGTCTTTGGGGCCTTGGGAGTGGTTTTAGCCTTCTTCTTGGCTTTGGGTGCTGTCATGCGCGCCACTGTGCCAAGCATCAGGCGTGTGGGCAAACCTTAGTGGGGGCTGGAAATGAAAAAGCCCGCAATCGCTGCGGGCTTTCTTGGTGCTGAGTAAGGATCAGGTCGACGGGCACATTCGCCAGGAGCTGGTCACCACCGGGCGCTCACGCTTGGCGATGCGCTGCACAAAGGCTTTGGCTTGCGTGATGCGGATGGATGCGGGGGTGACACATCCGGAACCACCGCCCACCAACTCAATGCCAGCGAGTGCCCAGGCCTTGAATGCTGTTGCCACCACCTGAATCGGGGCAGCCAGCGCGGAACATACGGCGACGGCCATGGATACACAGGCCAGCAGCGCGAGGGAGAAAAAACTTCGTTTCATGGGAACTCCTAAAATGTTGCCTTGGCTAGAGGCGGGGGACCCTTGCCATAACGGGAGGGCTCAAGTGTGGTTGCGGGTAGGAGCGGCATCAATCCCTACCGGGGGCGGAAGCTACCGGCCGAACTGCAACGCTACCCCGCCAGTCACCGCTGCGATGGCTCTGACCTCTCTCAGGGTCAGCTGCAGCACGTTGTCCCCGATCTCCAGCTTGTACCGGCCGCCTGGCACCACCGTGCCGGAAACGGGGCGGTCTTCCACCATTTCCACGGGCTCGTACACGCCGTTGACTACTTTGCGGATCTTGTCGGCCTCACGGAGCTTTTTGACGTGATCGTCAACGACACTGAATTTAAGACCAGTCTCCTGAACCACCACCTCGCGCGTTGCGACGCGATTGATGGAGCACAGATCGACAATGCAGCGGTAAACGATTTCGTTTGTAGGCGTCATGGAGTCCTGTGAGGTTGCTACGAAATTAGCAGTAATTACACAGGAAAATACTTGAAAGTCAACCCACGGACGATTCCACCCCCTTGATTCCGTGCGCGGCTTCGATGGCACGGGCGAAGTAGATGTGAGGCGTTTCACCTGACCAATCGTAAAGTGCACTGATTTGTGCGTCAGTCAGCGGCTCCCCTACTGGCAGGGCAGTGGATTGCAGGAGGGCGGCGGGCTTCAGCACTTCGTTGTAGATGCCGTCGCAAATAAGCGCGATTTCGTGCTGACCGTCCGCGATGCTGTCACCAGCTCCGCATTCACATCCTGCGCC